TCTGGTACAAGTGGTATTAATGGTTCAAATGGCTCTTCTGGGACAAGTGGAGCAAATGGTCAAAATGGATCATCTGGTACAAGTGGTGTTGATGGTTCATCTGGAACTAGTGGTACAAGTGGAACATCTGGTGAAACGCCAACATCAATGTCATATAGCAATATAACTGACATAACAAATGAAAGCCAGTTTGCTGGTACATCAAGCTATGCTTTGACCGCATCATATGCATTAAGTGGAGGAAGTGGTGGCGGATCGAATAATACCGGAGGACCAGCGGATCCAATCAAGTTGGAAAATGTCAAGTGGTTTATGGTTGGCACCAATGGCCCAACTCGTGGAATAAATGGAGTATTACCAGCATATTCTTATTATGCTGGTCCAGACGGTGGAAATCCGGGAGTAGGTGCATATATTCAATCTGCAGATAATGTTAATATAAATGATTGGGTATATGATATTACACTTGCTATGGAAATTCCATTGGGTAAAATAGCAGGAGTAATTGGAGATGGTGGTCAAATAGTAACAGCTGGAGACAGAGTATTACTTGTTGATCAATCAGAATATGACTCGCATCAAGGAATATATGTTGTAAATGATACAGGAAGTGCTGATGCATCTGTTCCATTCGTATTGACTAGAGCAACAGACTTTGATGATATATCGGAGTTTAAGAAAGATTATGTCGTAAATATGACAAGTGGATCATTCTACGCAAAAACAAGCAGATATTCGGTTGCAGATAATTATGATTATTATGGTTGGGCAATAATGTCTGATGGAGGTCTTGCCACCGGATATAGTTCTATGGCTGTAGGAGACAAGAGCGTATCTATTGGATCATATTCTGCCGCAGCTGGGCATAGTTCAATGGCCATTGGTTGGGGAGCATACGCCACAAACGGAATGATTGTTATTGCAAGCAATAACCCAGAAAGTGCATATACAAAAGATACTCCGGGAATTGGAAACGGTGGAGTAGCAGTAATACAAGGCATTGATACAACACAAACGACTGACTTCACATTGTCAAGAGTTCAGATGGGTAGATTTATTCAATGCACAGGAAATATTAATGTAACTCTTCCAGCACAAGCCGATGTAGCAATACCATTTGGTGCAAACATTCAATTGTGTGCCGTTGATGGAACAGTGACATTAGTCACAGGAAGTGGTGTAACACTAAACGGTCAGACACAAACTAGTGCTGCTGGTCAAATACTGAATATTGTAAAAACAGATACAGATACTTGGTTTGCATATGCTTCGTATGCTACATCAAGTTATGCACAAAAAGAATATGTCAATAATACTTCTTATGATACATCCTCGTATACAGCAAGCATTGATCTAAAATATGCAACATTGTTTGATATTGGAACAATAGAAGATAGTACAACAGCTTATATCGATCTACAAAATATAGAAGCTGGAAGAAAGGCTACTATATTGATCAATGGTCCGACAGGAGCAGGCACAACAGGAAGCATTTCATTGCCAACAGAATGGATATATGTTGGCGGAGATCGTCCTACAACGGTTCCTAGCGACAAATATAGCGTGTTGAACATCACCTGCTTTGGAGATACAGCAACTAAAGTTGTATGTTCATTACAATAAGACATAAAGATAGCATAATATGTTCATAAGTAGGCTAAGAAAATATTTCCCAAGTGGGCAAGTAATAACACCAACTCCAAGCCCAACGGCTACAAGTACTCCTACTCCTACTGTTACTCCAACTGCCACAAGTACTCCTACTCCTACTGTTACTCCAACTGCCACAAGCAGTCCTACGCCAACTGTTACTGTTACTCCAACTGCCACAAGCAGTCCTACGCCAACTGTTACTGCTACTCCAACAGTAACACCAACACCAGTTATATTGACTGATACTGGAAGTTTGTTCTTTAATAACAATGGTGGTAATCTGCAATATTTGACTATTACCACTAATCAGATGGGAGTTTCCAGCGGTGAGGCATTTACTGCTGAATGGTATATCAACTTTACATCTTTGGCCGGAAACCAAAATATATTCAGCAGTAAAAGAACAGGAAATTATGACTTGAATGTTGTGCTTCAATACTCAACAACTATGCAAATAGCTGTTGCTAGTAATATGGCACAAACAGTAACATTATCTACTCCATTGGTTACTGGTAGTTGGTATCATATGGCGATTGTAAGAGATAGTGGTGGAGCAAGTGCTGCTACTACAAATTTCTATATAAATGGATTAAGTAAATCATCATTTCTTGCTCCGGGAGCATTGCAAATCAATAGTAATGGTGCTCATATTGGAACAGATGATGGTTCAGTTGGAAATAGTTTACTCAAAGCATATCTTACAAACTTTAGATTTGTCGTTGGCACAGCAGTATACAATGGTCAATTTAATCCGCCATCATATCCATTATCAGTTATAACAGGTACAAAAATTCTGTTGCTTGTAAAAAACAATACAAACAAATATGTTGATGAAGCTGGCTTGACTACACTAAATAATCATGGTGGTGGCCCAGTATATGATACATCCGATCCATTCCCATTTATAATAATAAATCCTACACAAACGCCGACGCCTACAGCTACGCCTACAAAAACACCTACGCCGACGCCGACAAATACATCAACGCCTACATCTACTCCAACGCCTACAGCTACGCCTACAAAAACACCTACGCCGACGCCGACAAATACATCAACGCCTACATCTACTCCAACGCCTACACCAAGCAGCACGGCAACTCCTACACCTACACCAATACCAGTTACACCTACACCTACTCCTACACCACCATCGCCTCCTGTAAAGTACGCATCTGTATTTACGACATTAAGCAATCCTATGCATCGCAGTTTCGCAAATGTATCTCCATATCAAGGAACATTTATCAATTGCTTGGCATTCAATAGCAGTGGTGTATCAAGAGTTGGTCCAATATCATATAACAATGGAACAGGTAATAGCGGAACTGGACCTTGGACAGCATACTTTAATTATTGGTCTCTAAATGGAAGCAATATGAGATTTGCATCCGGATATACCAAGACAAGTAATCCTACATATGTTGAGGTCATTAACAATGACACCGCCACAAAAACCATCACAGCAAACTGGAAATAACATATGAGCGACGAAAAAAGTATAATAAGAGAATTTATAACAGGCGGTTGGATTGTGTCTGTTGTTGGTGGATTGGGCATGGCTGCTAGATTGCTCATAGAAGGCAAGGAAATGACCATTAAAGACTATTGTAGGAGAATACTAGCCGCAGTACTATGCAGCGGTATTGCGTGGTTTATATTGGAGCAAATAGCCGTTAGCAGCCTTGTTAAAGCCATATGCTATGGTATTACTGGTGTTGTAAGTCCAGAGCTTGTATCTGGAGTTGTATTACTTGCAAAACGCTTTAGCAGAAAGCCAGAGAATTATATAAAGAAGTAAAATAAGTGTTTAAATATATTATTCCATATATATGAAATATGGAAGAAGAAATACAGCATTGTGTAGTTTATAAAGGAAGAAAGCATTACGATAGAGTATACATTCCAAACGTATTGCGAATTCCAAAAGATAAATTAGATCATTATATATTTCTGAAAACTATAAGGGCTGGCGGATCTTATGGTCATATAGTAAATGGAGGAAATTATTATTACTTATGTTTAAGTAAGAATGAATTTATATCAGTTGAACAGCGTACTATGGAACCAATTGCATTTAGAAGAAGTTCTATTATTGAATTGGAAAATTTGGCATCAATATTTAATGCTGCAATAAGAAAAGAAATAGAAAAACCATACAGAAGAAAGTCGAAAAAATATAAACAAATTGTAAATCCACCAAATATTGACTATGGAAAAAACTGGTCAGATAGAATGAAAAATCACTATATTATAAATGTTAATACAAAGAAAGAAATAGAATTATCAATGCCAAAAAGCAATTTGATAAAAGAAATTAAACTAACAACACATTTATTAGATTGTATTCTTAGAGATGGAATAATGATAAACGATTGGGTATATAAGGGAGAAAGATTGGATGGACTTACTTGGGATCAATATTTACACAATGCAGAAGAAGTAAATCAATAAATTCCATAGCATCAGACTCTACTCTGAAAAAATATATAGTTGAACGAGCTTGCTTTATATATGCACAAGTATTGCATTCTATTGCTAATCCAAATATTCCCTTTGGAGGTAAACTTATTTTTTTATGCACTATTTTCACTGAAAATTCTGAATTTGTATAATAGGACATCCAAATAAATAGCAAACAAAAAGCCCCGCAAATCGCGGGGCTTTTTTTACGTATATTTCTTTCTTACTTGAGTTCGCAACTTGACAGCCTTGTTGCTTAGATAATTTATTTTATCTATGCTTTCTTTATCATAGAAGTTTAGGCTGTTTGCATGCTCAAGTTCCAACTGAGTAATAACAAGCTGAACTCGTACATCATTTTCATCAACATAATTGTGCTTTGTGCGATTACTGCCCTTTGGTAATAATTGCAGATTATAATGACGATACATAAATGGCTTCAGATGTATTGTCTTTGGAGTATTGAACCAACTAGCTGAAATAATATGATCAAGCTCGTGCGTCTTTAGTGTGTTCTTGAACTCTTCTTCAGTCATATTGAACTTTGATGCCAACTGCTTGCGATCCATTCCAAGTGCAGATACAACCTTGAAGCTGTTTTTCCACTTTCCACGCAAATAAGCACTGGTGGATACTCTCATGCATAGTTCCTGATATTTCACAGGATCCTTTCTCAGTTTACGCTGATATTCACGATTGTATTCAGCAATATGCTCTTTGTTGTCTTGTCTCCATCTTAGTATGCTCTTGCGGCATTTGGCGTACTCTGGCGTATATGTGCCCTCGGGGCGTGTTACGTTTGTCATAGGTTTTATTTGTTTGTATTGTTCGGTGAACAAGTTCTTTATTAATAAACTTGCTCAAGAATAAATATACATTACAAACATGAAAATACTTTTTATATTTAGAAATATGCAAAAACAAGAAGCCCCTCCGCTACGCAGAGGGGCTTCGAGACTTATGTATCTTACTATGACAACTTACCGAACAAACATATATAATGCATAAATCTGTCAATTTGCCAAGAAAAATTTGATTATAAGAAATAATCAAAATAATGAAGTTTTTTATCCAAGACTTATACTTATGTGTATAGTCTCAAATAATCTAAAACAAGGAAATATATGGCATCACCAGCAATCTATAGCAAAACAACTCTGTCGGTAGCCACCAGCTCTGGTGCACCAACACTTATCAGCGGTGTTACAAACATCGGCGGTCCTAACTTTACTCGTCCAGAAATTGACGTAACCACAATGGAAAGCACGGCAAAAGAATATAAGCCAGCTGCTTTGACAGATGCTGGTACATTGAGCTTTGGCCTACAATATAATCCAGCCAATGGAGTTCACTCATATATCGTATCGCAGTCTGCTAACACAACTGCTGGTAATGATCGTTTTAAGATCACATTCAGCGATAATACAACTTGGGGCTTTACTGGTTCGTTTACTGAATTCAGTATCACCGCCGATGATCCATCTCAGGGTATCTTGACTGCCAACTGCTCGGTTCGCTTGAGCGGTAATGTTAACTTTAGCTGATAATATTTAGATTATTTGACAAAAGCCCACCGAAAGGTGGGCTTTTTATTTATCTTTTTATGACTAAATGATATTTTTACATTACAGACTTATATATATATCTTAAAGGATATTTATGAGTTTCGCAGGAAAAAAACACACAGAAGAGACAAAGCGTAAGATTGCGGAAAGCCGCAAGAAATATATTGGTAAGAAGCATCCAAGATTTGGTGCTGAATGGACAGATGAACAACGTGCAAAGTATATACTTTCAATGCATCATCGTCGTGAGGAAGAAAGGAACATCAAGATGTTTCTCATAAAGTATGATAGCCTATTTCGCAAATTTAACTCAACAAAACAATAAAATATATGTTTGATAAAATCTCATTGAAAAGTATGTGCAAATATGAAAAGGACACAGGCAAGAATGCTATGGAACTTTTCAGCAAAGAAAACAAGTCAGCAACAGATTTGCGTGATTTGGTATTTTTAATAAAGTATACGAAAGATAATAATATTACATTTGATACAATTGAAAATCTGTCAGGTGAAGAATTTGAAAATGCAATCAAATCTATATCTGAAGATGTAAAGTAATGAAAAAAAATTCAGCACACTCAATAGTTGCATTTGCGTGTGTTGAATTAAATGTTCCTATTCCATTGGAGACATTATATAATATGACTCCAAATGATCCATTGTATCTGGCATTAATAGATGCATGGAAAGCTAGAGAATATAGGTTAGATGCCAGAAATGCATTATTGTGTGCTATAATAGCTAATTGCATGGGTAGCGGAAAGAAAAAGTATGAGCCAAGTGACTTTATGCCAAAGGAAGCAAAGCCAATCAAAGAGCAAGAGTCAGAAATCAAGTCTCAATTTATGAGATATATGGCAAACAAGAAAGACAAATAAGTTTCTTTGTTATACTTATATTAAAGTATATTATAATTTATGGCCACTTTAAGCACAGTAGCGGTTGATTTCGTAGCAAATACAGCAAAGTATACATCTGGTTTGGAAAATATGTCCAAACAGACAAAGGCTTGGTCTGGAGGAATAAAGAAAGATACTCAAGGCGCAACTGATGCATTTGATGGTGTATCAAAGTCATTAGATAGGCTTGCTAAACAAGTTGTATCAATTGTTGCTATTCAAAAAATTGGAACGGCATTTGCCCAAGCAGCTAAAGATGTATCAATGCTTGCCGATGAAGCTGAAAAAGTTGGAGCAAGCGCTGAACAATTTTCTAAACTATCATTGGCAGCAGAAAGAAATGGAGCAAATATTCAGGATGTAAAAATTGCATACAAAGAATTGCAAAAATCATTCAATGAAGGATTAAGAGGAAATAAAGATACAATAAATTCATTTAACCAACTTGGAATATCTCTTAATTATTTAGCTGGATTAAATCCAGATCAAAGATTTATTTCAATTGCAAATGCATTATCAAAAGTTGCTGATGAAAATCAAAGAGCGGAAATAGGAACAAGATTGCTTGGAAAAGCATATACTGAATTAGCACCATTGATTGCTAAAGGCGCAGCTGGAATACAAATTGGTGGAAGAGGAGCACTATCTGCCACTGAAATAGAAAAAGTTGACAAAGTAACAAAATCATTTGAAGAACTTTCTAGAACTATAGATACAGAATTAAAGAAAGCGCTTGTATCGATATCTCAACAATTAATTAGTATAGCAAAAGCAGCAACATTTGTTGTAGAAAACTTTGGATCCATAGCAACAGTTGCGACATTTGCATTTTCTCCATTCATTTTATCAAAATTTGCTGAAGGATTAACATCAATCAGTACATTGCTTCTAAAGTTTATTATAAATGTAAGAAATGCGCAGGCTGCAACCGAATTCCTTGGTGGAATAAATCCAATGGAGAAATTCTTGGCATCTCTTGGTCCAGCAGCTACATTTTCTGAAAAGTTAAGATTGGGAATAGCTGGTTTAAGTGCTGGTTTATTGGCATTGGCTGCTGTTGCTGGAAAAGTAGTTGCAAGTCTCACAGCTTTATATCTTATAACAATAGGAATAATAAAAGCATTTCAAATTGCAAATGAAATTGGTGCAAACTTATTGGAAATTGGAGACAAGAATTCAGAAACTGCTGCTGAATATAGAAAAAAAGCAAAAGAATATGAAGATAGTTTTAATACTTTAAATTCAATTATTAAACAGTTTGTTAGTTCATCAAATGAACAAACTAATGTTGTTGAAGCTACAACTAAAGCAGAAAGAGATGCAGCTACGGCATCTCGTGAAAGAGCAAGAGCCCTAGCATTACAAGCTGCTGCAATTGATGAATTAAGAAAAAAAGGAGATGAACTTCTAAAGCAATTAACATCATTTGGAGAAAGTGCAACAAAAGAATTAGTTACTCCATATGAAAAGGCAAGTGAAGAATTTAATAAACTAATAGATGCATTGGATATTGGAACTATAAGCTTTGAAACATTTTCAAGAGCTGTGGAAAAATTGAAAAAATCATTGGATGCTTTCAATTTGGAAAAACTTCGTGCAATATATGGAACTGGTCCACAGGGTGTGTTGGGAAATACTCCACAGGCAACAATATCCGAACAAACTAGATTTTCTCAACGTGGAATTGCGTCTGAAAACTTTGGTGGGTCAACAATAGTTGGAGGAAAACTTCCAAAAGAATTGGAAAATATAAAATCTGCATATGACGATTTTCAACAGCAATTAAAAAATACTGGAATACAATTGCTCGAGAATGGAAGAACGGCAGAAGAAGTTTATAAGAAAGAAGTTGAAGCAATTAATGCAGCAGTAGAAGCATACAAGGAACAAGGAAGAGAAGAAGAAGGATTGAGATTGCAAACCATCGCATTGGTTGAGTCATCAAATAAATTAAGAGATGCAAATATCGAAGCGTTTGCAAAGGCAAATCCAGAGATATTAAAAGCATTTGACCTTATGTCAAACTTTGCTGATCAGTTTAGCAGAGCAATAGTTGAGGGACAAAACTTTGGAGAGGCACTAAGAAATATATTTAGGGACATACTAAAGCAAATAGCAGTGCTTACATTACGTACTATCATACTTCAAGGAATTATGGCTGCTATTGGGCTTGCAAGTCCTGTAGCTGCTGCTTCATTTGGAAAGATGACTGGCCTTGTTCCAAGGGCAGCTGGTGGTCCTGTAATGGCTGGAGGTGGATATAGAGTTGGTGAAGCAGGCCCAGAAACATTTATTCCTTCAACCAATGGATATATTATACCAAATGACATGGCACCAAGCGAGACCATTGTTGTAAATCAAACAATCAATGTTCAGACTGGTGTTTCTCAGACTGTTCGTGCTGAAATGGCTTCATTGTTGCCAAAGTTCAAGCAGGAAGCAATGGCAGGAGTGCTTGATGCAAAGCAACGTGGTGGAGCATATTCAAAAGGATTAGCTGGAGCTTAAATAATATAAAATAATATGCCTTCATTTCCTATAAATTATCCATCCAATACAAGACTTGCTCCAAGAAGCATCGAATTTACAACTCGCACATTGGCTAATCAGTTCCAATCACCATACACTGGTAAGACACAGATATATCGTTATGGAGGTCAATGGTGGGAGCTTAATATAACATTGGCACCATTGTTCCAAAGTGATGCCGAGGAAATGACAGCTTTTCTTAATGCATTAGCTGGAACATCTGGTATATTTACATTCAAGCTTCCAAGCAAATTCTTGATAAGTTCAAGTGTTGGAATTACCACAACTTCAACAGGAAATGATTTTTCCGTCACCAGTGGCACAGTTCAAGTAGGAAAATATGGATATGATGGAAGCAGCAATAGGCTTGTTCAATTTACCACATCAACATCTTTATTCCCTAAACTTATACCAAGCACATCATACACAATCAATACATCGTCTGGAGTAAGAATGCGTTTGGCAACAAATGATGTAAAATATAGTGTTGATGAAATGATGCTTACTGGAATTGTTATACCAATTATGGAGGCAATATAATGAGCAGAAGCGGACTGACAGCAGCATATGTAAGCAGCAGTGTAAACTTAATACAACCATATGTGGCTGCATATATGGATTTCAGTGGAAGTGCTGTAAGAGTATGGACAGGCGCATATACAAAAAGTTTGAGTGACGACTTTGGTGGCGGAAATTATCTTGGAGTTGGAACTCTTGGAACAATATCCAGCATTACTGAAACAACCGAAGTAAGTGCCAAAGGAATGGACTTAACTTTGTCTGGAATACCAACTGAATATGTCTCTTTGGCATTATCAAACAATTATAGAGGAAGAGAAGTGGCTGTATATCTGATATTATTCAATACAGGTATGACATCATATGAGCAAATAACATTGTTCAGAGGAAGAATGGATCAGCTTATAATAAATGAAAGTAGTGAAACATCTACAATTACAGTAAAGTGCGAAAGTAGACTTATTGACCTTAATAGGCCATCTGATATCCGTTATACTGATGAAGCACAAAAATTATTATATCCAACAGATAGAGGATTGGAATTTGTGGCAAGTATGGGTGACAAATCAATATATTGGGGTACAAGTGCACCGGGAAGCTCTGCAAATAGTCCAGAAGCTGGTGGAGCAGATGGAGAAAATCCCGGATTACAATCATGACGTATATAGACTCATCATTCTATAAAAAGTTAGAAGAACTCCACAAGATAAAATTCAATTGGAGAACCAATTGTTGTGGATTTTTCGTGGGAAAAATGTTGGAGCATATGTATAAGAAAGACTTCCTATCAGAGTTTAGAGATAAAGTAAAGGATGAGCAAACCAATGCAGAATTGATAAAGTCAAAAGGTGGATGGCATTCTGTATTAACAAATGCTGGATTTATCAGACGCCAAGATAAGACAATGTATCCCGGCGATGTTGTTATTGCTGAGAATGCAATAGGAATTTCTGATGGATATAAGGGATTATTTTCAGGTGGAGCATTCAGAGGAAAAGACAAAATAACAGATGTATATTATTACACGGAGAAATAAATTATGGCAGAACTACTAGTATATGCAATTGAGTATATTGGAGCAAGCTTATATGCTTACGAAGCTGGTGCATATCTTCTTGCATATTCTACCGCTATAGCATATACAATTATTGCAGTAGGAACATATGCTGCAATAAAGAGCATGCAAAAAATTCCAAATATTGGAAGTTTGCAAAGCGAAGCTGGTGGCAGATTGACAATGACACGCGACACTGTCGCATCTAGACGTGTGATATATGGAACTGCAAGGGTATCTGGGCCTATTGTATTTGCATCAACAAATAGTTCAGGTACATCAAATAAAAATGAATTTCTACATATAATAGTAGCTTTGGCTGGGCATGAAGTAAGTGAATTCAAAGCAATATTCTTCAATGATATCATTGCATGGGATGCAGAAAATGGTCAGTCTTATGTATTTCCATCTGATAAATTGGCAATGACATATAAAATTGGTGCTCCATCGCAGACAGCATATGAGATGACTCCTGCAACAGAGTGGACAAGCGATTGTTATTTGAATGGAATTGCATCTATATATGCAAGATTAACCGCTGATCCAGCAGTTTATCCAAATGGTATTCCAAATATATCTGCGGTTGTTGTTGGACATAAACTGCAAGATGAAAATGGAAATGATGTCGATTATTATGATAATCCAGCACTTATTCTTCGTCATTATTTGTTGAATTACTTTGGTGCAACTGAAGATGAAATTGATGAAACAAGCTTTGGTATAGCAAAGGATGCATGCAATTATGAACCATATGGTGTTGGAACTGGAAAAAGATATACATGCAATTATACATTTACTCTTAACACCAAGCCATCAAAGGTAATAGAAGATATACTAAAAACTTGCTACGGAAAGCTTATTTATACAAATGGAAAATTTGTAATGAAGGCTGGCGTATATAGCACTCCAACAATTACTCTGAATGAAGATGATATCATCGGAAGCATAAATGTAACCACAAAATCATCAATTGCCAATAGCTTTAACAGTGTTCGTGGATTATTTGTTGACGGATCAAATTATACAAGCAGCTTTCAAGCTGCTGACTTTGTTCCAGTTACAAGTAGTTTCTATTTGTCTGAAGATAGTGGGGTGGAAAGTCAAATTGATATTGAACTAAGCGGTGTAACAGATCATACAGTTGCTCGTCGTATTGCCAAGCTAACATTGCTTGATAGTCGTCAGGATTTGACCGTATCATTGACAACAAAAGTAAGCGGATTGCAATTACTAGCTGGTGATAATTTATATTTAAGCGTTGCTCGTTATGGTTGGACAAATAAAGTATTTGAGGTAAATGAACTTGGTATTAATGCTGATTTAAGCATCAACCTAGTTCTAAAGGAAACAGACAGTGCAATATATGATTATCCAATAGGAGAAGATGTAGATAGAGATTTATCTCCAAATACAAATCTACCTAATCCATTTATTGTATCAGAACCAGTTGGTTTCTCTGTAATAGAAAGCACAACAATTGATAAAGATGGAACTATATTTCCAAGTGCAACATTGAATTGGAGTGCTTCATACAGTGGAAGCATATCAGATATTGAAATTGATTTCAAACAAAGTGCATCTGCCGATTATAGTGCAATTGGAACATTTGGGCGCACTGTAAGTGAATTTACAACAATAGATGTAGAAGCTGGAAAAATATATGACTTTAGAGCACGTAATTTCAATTATCTTGGTGTTTATAGTCCATATGTAAGTCAAAGCATTTTAATAAATGGAGACAATGTACCTCCACAAACTCCAAGCAGCATAACTGCAACTGGGGCAACTGGAAGTTTCTCATTGACTTGGACGAATGCACCAATAGATACGGATTATAAATTTACAAAGATTTGGCTCAATAATACTAATACATTTGGATCTGCTACATACCAAGGCAGTATATCTGGAACAACTTGGAATAAAGCAATAACAAGTAGTGGAAGTTATTATGCTTGGCTTCAAAACGTTGATACAAGCAACAACACATCAAGCATCAGTACATCTGTAAATGCATTTGTATCTTCAATTGTTGCCGATGGAAGTATTGGGCCAAGCGGAAGCAAGGGTGATACAAATTATAGCATTTATAAACGTAGTACCCTTGTTCCAAGTACACCAACAGGTAATCTTACACCAGTTGGATGGTCCATAACTATACCGGCAGATGATGGCAATGCTCTTTGGGTATCGACTGGATTGATATCTGGTGCTGATAATGTAACTCTTATTGGATCTTGGACCACACCACAGCGTTTGAGTGGCAAAGCAAGTTATTATCAAACAACTGCACCACAGAATGGTGTTGATGCAACACTTGTCATAGGTGATCTATGGTTTGATACAGATGATGCATATAAAGTATATCGTTGGAATGGAAGTTCTTGGGTAAGTGTACAGGATGGAAATATTGCTCCATTGAGCAGTTCATTGCAGCAGAATATAACCAATACAACAAATTATAGTGCTTCGCTTGCATATAATATTACACTAAACAGTAGCAGCTTTAGCACATCACTAAATCAGACAAACAATACTGTGACTGCAAATAGCAGCAGCTTGGCAGCAAGTATTACCAGTGTTGGTGCGGCAGTAACAACAGATAGCAGCAGCTTTGCGGCCACCATAACATCATTGGATAGCAAGGTAAATACAAACAGTGCTTCTCTTGCTAGCAGTATCACTACAACAAATGGAGTTGTTACAAACAATAGTAGCAGCTTTGCTATAAGCATAAATAATCTAACAAGCACTGTTAATACCAATAGTAGTAGCTTTGCTTCTTCGTTAACAACAACAAATAACACCGTTGCTACTAACAGCAGCAGTGCAGCCACAAGCATCACCACACTCAGCAGCACAGTAAATAGCAATAGCAGTAGTTTGGCTGCAAGCATTACAACAACTGCTACAACTGTGGCAACATTGTCTGGTAGCGTTGCTGGTGAATATGTGCTTGCAGTAACAGCAGGCAACAGAGTGGCTGGATTTAAGGTACTAAGCAGCACAACAAGCAGTTCATTTGATGTGCAGGCTGATAAGTTCAGAATATACAACTCAACAAATGGACAAACAACACAATCATTTCTTGCTGATGCAAGCGGTGTATACATTGATGAAGCTGTAATTCGCAGCCTTAATGCCGGTAAGATCACCGCTGGTAGAATTGATGTAGCTGTTGAATTGACTGCTGCAAAGCTTGTATCGCCTCAAATAAGCGGCTCTGGATTTATGATAACGTCTACCAATGGTATGCGTTATCAGAATAACAACGGAAACTTCATCATTACTGGTGGCAGTGCAAATGGCGAAGGTAATGGTGCCCAAATTGACCTTGTTGGTGTAACTGGTGGTGCGGCTGGCAGCAAGGGCGTGCTCGCACTAAGTGCTGCAAGCGGAAGTGCTGCTCAACATCCGTCTGCAACAGATGGACGCATAGCATTTCGTGTTGGAGGAAATGAAGTATTCAGCTTGTATAAGAATGGAAGCTTGTCTGATGAAAATGCTCCTATTGATGCATTTATAATATTCAGTGGAAATAATAATAGGCTTGGCGTAAATATGCTTGGCACAGATAGCAATTTGGAACTTGGCTACTTTGCAACAGGTGATAGAAATTCATATATTGACTTCCACTCGGCTGATAGTCCAGCAGATTATAGTTTTCGTCTGTTGAGACAGCCCGGCGCAAATGGAGCAATGTCATTTGTGCAAACTGGTAATGGTAATATATCATTCAACACAGATGGGTCTGGTACATATACATTTGATGCAAATGTCGAGGCTACATCATTCAGCATCGCATCTTCTCGCAGATATAAGACAAACATAATTGAGTTCAGCAACTCAATTGATATCATAAAACAAATAACTCCAAAGAAGTTTGACTATATCAACGGCAAGATGAAGAATGAAATAGGCTTCATTGCAGAAGAACTCAATGAAGTATTGCCAAATGTTGTTCACAAAAATCAAGCTGGAGAACCAGAAGGCGTTGATTATGCTCGCCTGACTCCAGTATTGCTTGGTGCAATTAAGGAACAGCAGGCTATGATAGAAGACTTGCAATCGAGATTGAGCAAACTTGAAGCAAAGAATAAATAAAATATATGGCCACTGGCTATTATACACTCAGTGCTTCAATCCAAGTTGACTTTGATCAAATATTTGTTGCCAGAACATCAACCAAGCGTGCGGATGTTGGGTATTCATATGGTGGCAGTGATATCAGCAATAGATACGAAAAAAGTGCTGATGGCAGTAGTGACATTATTGACTATGATACAAATTATAAATCAGCTGGAACAGATTTAAGATACTTGTTTCAAGGTGTTGGTGAAATACCTACGCCTACACCAACTAAAACACCAACTCCGACACCAACTCCAAGTGTAACAGCGACTTCTACTGCGACACCTACTCCTACTCCAACTCATACACCTACTCCAACATCTACATCAACACCTACACCTACTCCAACGCCTACATCTACGCCTAGTGTTGTATCAAGTGTTTCGTTTAATCCTATCACAGATCAATATTATAACTATGGCGATAGTTTGAGTGTAACTGTAACTGCATTAAACAATACACCAGTCACTGGATACAGATGGTATTATTGGAATGGATCTGCATATGTGTTGGCTGGTGTCAATACACAAGCATACAATATTGGCAGCGGACCATATGATGGCACACCAGACGACTTTACCACTTACTATACATATTATTATGCTGTTGAGATACAAAATGCTGCTGGATGGTCAGATATATTTGAATGGCAAGTAAACACATACTATTGATATGAAAAATAAAATAAAGCCAAAGAAAATACTTAAAAAAAGGAAGATCAAGATAGATGACAATAAGATAGATAATAGTTATAACAAAGCTGTAATAAAGATAGAACATACAAGATAACAAATGGCATCATATATTCCAACAGTTGAAATAGCAAAGAACGCAGAACAAGCTCTTAAAGTAAGAGATAGCAAACCTGACAGTCAGAAAGGAATGACGCCTGTTGGTTTGGCTAGGGCAAGAGACCTTATGAATAGACGCCCATTAAGCGAGGAAACTGTGCGCAGAATGAAAGCATACTTTGATAGACACGAGATAGATAAACAAGGCATGACTTGGGATGAAAAGGGAAAAGGATGGCAAGCATGGAATGGATGGGGAGGAGATGCTGGCCGTGCTTGGGCAAATAGAATAGTTGAGCAATTGAACAAGCAACAAAGTCGTGGCCATTATCCTCATGATTATAATGATAACACAGATGATAAACAATATTTACGTTATATGTATAGTAGAACAATTAAATTATAAAATAATATGCCAGCAACATCCATAGCACAGCAGAACTTTTTCAAACTAGTCAATGCATACAAGAAAGGTGGACTGAAGAAATCAGA